ATGCTGGAGAAGGATGCTGGTGAAGATCCTGAGCATGAAGCCCAAGAAGGTCCAGCCTACGAGGCTTCTGAATCTGAAGGACACGAAGGTGAAGGAGAATGTTGTAGTGCTTGTGGTGGAAGCGGCAAAATGGGTGGTATGGAAGATATGGAGGATATGGGTGATATGGGTGACTCTAAACATAAGGGTAATTCATTTGTTATTGCCATTGAGCGGTCGATGAAGCGTAAGTGATTTTTGCTTGACTAGCTGGTCAGTAAATAGTACTCTTTCCAGATGAAGACTACTATCATTGGAATCCTCACTATTGTTTCTAGCGTCAGTTTCACCGCTATCTCTTTCCTGAAGACAGGTACGTTTGATATTGGGACGCTCATCACTAGCGTTACTGTTGGCGTTGGACTTATCAAAGCTGCTGACGCGAAGTAATGCGCTCACAGCAAGTGCTCTTACGCGCTTTGAGTATGCCAAATGGCTGCTTAGGTAGCGCGAAACAAAGCTGGTTCCGTTCTAAACTGAATGGGATCGGCTCTTTTCTATTGGAGATGAGCTTGTTGAACCAGCCAAAATGAACAAAAAACTTGTAGCAGTATGCGTAGGCCATAGCCGTGCAGGCGACAAAGGTGCAGTAAATGTGGATAACGTAACAGAGTGGTCGTTCAATCAACCGCTCGCTAAACGCGTTTGCGAACTAATCCAGCAAACAGGTCACGATGCAGTGGTGATAAGCCTGTACAATGGATCAGGCTACGGCACTGCTATGAACTGGCTAGCGCGTCACTTGCAGGAGATCAAAGCAGACGTAGCCGTAGAGCTACACTTCAATTGCTCCGACGACGGCAAAGCCAATGGCTATGAGTTCTTGCACTGGTTCAGTAGCCCCAAGGGACTAAAGCTTGCCGATGAGCTAACCCAAAGCTTTGCCAAAGCGTTTCCACAACAGAAGAACAGGGGCTTGAAACAGATCAATGCGGATGATCGTGGCGGTCTTTTTTTAAGTAAGACCCACTGCCCTGCTGTAATCTGCGAGCCTTTCTTTGGTAGCAACGCCAAAGAGAACGAGTTCTTTTTTGGGCATAGGGGAGAACTTGCTAGGGCGTACGCCGATGGAATCTTAAACTGGTTGGCGAGTAATGCGTTAAAAGCTATACAATAGCTTGACATTTTGTGCGGCTTGCCGTACCTTATCCGACGTAATGCCTACCGCCGTTTACGATATTATAATCCCAAAAGGTGAAGACTTCAACTTCTCAATTCGGATTCTTGACTCATTGGATGAGCCTGTCGGTTTAACCGCGCCTTATGGCAAGGCTGAGATTCGTGAAGCCGACCGTAAGCCTTTAGCTGCCGCCTTTACCATTACGTCGTTAGGCAATGGGACAATAAAGCTATCCCTAACTAGGGCACAGACACTAACCCTAGACACGAACAAGCGTTATTTGTGGGACTTATTCTGGTTTGACACCAATAATTTGTCCCATAAACTACTTGTCGGTAATGCCGATGCTTATGCAAACATCACTAATCTAACTTAATATGGCTAGTACAAAGAACAATAATTTCATTCGTACTGTAGACTCACAGTCACTAACGCTGTCCTTGAATGGTCCTGCTGGTCCGTCAGGCCCAAATACGATTACTTCGCAGACTACTACTTCACTCTCAACGTACGCTAATGAAGCCGCTGCCGTAGCAGCTAATCTTACATCTGGAACAATTTACAAGACCGCTACAGGCGAACTTCGAATCAAACTTTAATCCCAACTCTATACCTCTATGACAAACAATATCGACAAACAAAGCTTCGGCGAAGCTGGATTTGAAATGCGTACTGGTTCAGCCACATTCACTACGGATGACTACTGCGCCATTAGCTTTGTAACTGATTCTACGCTTACAAGTATCGCTGCCCCCCTCAATAGCGCAAGCAGCGTAGCCGTAACGGGAATTACGTATCCTGCTGGCTTCACCATTTTTACCCCGTTTACTTCTGCCGTTCTTGCAAGCGGCACAGCAATCGCTTACAAAGCACTCTAAATGCAATTAGGCTTAGGCAATAATCTGGTTAAGGCTAAGGGTCCATCTAATCCAGATGGATTATCGCTGGATCTCCAGTTTGCTGCTGACAAGACTCTTACTGCGCGTAAGGGGCCGACACCTGTTTTTACTCGTGCGAGCGGAGATAATGGAGGTACGACTTACTTTGGCTTATCTGTTATAAATGCGATTTTTACTTATACAGACATTGACTATAACGTAGACATCCCGCAGGGAGCAACTGTGACAAATGGAAAGTGGGAATGGTCTAATGGAACTACACGATTTTATTACACCGGAACTGCTTGGCAGTTATCCACCGAAGGTGCAGTAGTAGCTACATCAGCCCCTACCTCAACATATTTCCCTCATTTGGCTCAATGGTTTGGCCCTATTGTAACTGCAACTAGCTCATTTGACATTGTAAAAGCGGCAAATAATGAACCGCGATTTGACTATGATCCAGTAACGCTTATTAGCAAAGGACTACTCATTGAGGAGCAGAGAACAAATTTATTATTCCCAAGTGATGCCTTAACCACTCAGACACGCACTGTCACTGCGGTTCCCCACACTCTAAGTTTTTACGGGACAGGTACAATTATTTTATCAGGAGCAACTATAGCAACGGTTACTGGAACTGGAGACTTTCCCACAAGAACCAAGCTAACATTTACACCTTCTGCTGGCAGTCTTATTTTAACTGTAACTGGTACAGTTGAGCTTGCACAACTTGAAGTTGGAGCATTTGCCACTAGCTACATTCCAACTGTTTCTGCTTCTCGGACACGCTCCGCTGACGTTTGCTCGATTAGTGATGTTTCAACATTTTATAATTCATCTGAAGCAACTCTATTTGTAGAGGCATTAGTTGGAAGCACTTCTTCCTTCCCATCAATAATTTCATTAGATAATGCATCTAGTAGTAATCAGCTTGCTTTAGCTGCATTCCCATCACCTAATACAGTACAAGGATATGTTGTATCTGGTGGAACAACTTCTGCTTCACCAAATAGGCCACTCACTTTAGGGACTTTCTTCAAAGCGGCATCATCCAATAAGCTTAATTCTTTTCAAATTTCAATGAATGGAGTAAATGGAACTCTTGATACGTCAGGAGCAATGCCAGTTGGGATAAGCAAAATGAATATCGGAAGGTCTTGGAATGGAAATGCAATCAATGGGTATCTTAAATCAGTGAGAGTTTACAAAAAAGCAGTTACTGATGCAAAACTAATCACCTTAACCACATGATCGACTACCTTCTCAAATTCCCAAGCAAAGGAATTGCTGAGCAATTTGGAATTGCTAACGGATTCGCGCAGCTTGACAAAAAGTCTGGCGTAGTTGTCTCGTCTCTTGCATCCCACACCCACGCACTGTGCTTGATCGGCGAGCATAATAAAGACGGCAACTATTGGGTTCTCTTTCGCGATCTTGTCGGAATTCCGATTCCTAAAGGTGGCGAGCAGTTCATCTATTGGGCAAGCGACTTTGTTGTACACGACGATGCAGGTAGCGAGATCTCTGTACCACGTCCAGAATTCAATCCCGACGTACCGAATACCTTTTGGGCCTAACCCTTTATCCTGATGCTTGCAGCCAACTACGACATTACCTTAGACCGCGCAGCGGATTACAGCTTCGTGCTTACGATCAACAATCAGGCTGGTGCTGCTGTTGATTTGGGGTCGCCATCTAATGCTACGTTCTATGCTGATGTCCGTGAAGTCTTGACAAAGAAGGAAGTGCTTGACCTTACGCCCACTATCTTAGGTACTGCAACTAACGGACAAGTACTTATTACGATTACCAAAGCCCAAACCAAAACGCTTAAAGCTGGCAGCGGCATCTATGAATGGGATCTCTTCATGGATCGTGGCTCGCCTACAGTACGTACCAGACTCCTTTACGGCTCACTCACTGCACGCGCACAAACTACTAACGACGCTTAACCATTATGCCTTCTGATACGTATACCCTCATCATCTCCGACGTTGGCGTTAGCACTCCGTCTGACCTATCCGTAACTACAGGCAAAATCGCCAACCTCGCTGTGACTACGGCTAAACTTGCTGATGGTGCAGCTACGACTGCTAAGATCACAGATCTCAATGTGACCACTGCGAAGCTCGCTGCTAGTGCGGTTACGACGGCAAAGATCGCCGACCTCAACGTATCAACGGATAAGCTCGCGGCTGGCGCGGTCACGACTGCAAAGATTACTGACCTAAACGTGACCACTGCGAAGATCGCTGATTTAGGCGTAACCGCTGCGAAGCTCGCTGTTGACGCAGTCACGACGACAAAGATCCTAAATAACAACGTCACTCTCGCCAAGATTGAGACAATTGCTGGCGGTACGATCTTAGGCAACTCGACAAGTAGTGCTGCAAGCCCATCAGCACTTAACTGCTCTACCTTTGCTTTTAGTTTACTTGATGACGGAGACGCTTCTACTATGCGTTCGACTTTGGGCTTAGGTGCTTTAGCTACACAAAACTCATTAAGTGTAACCACAGGCGGTACAGGTCAGACAGTATACACTACTGGCGATATTCTATACGCGAGTAGTTCAACAGCATTAAGTAAACTCGCAGACGTAGCTACAGGCAATGCGTTGATTTCAGGCGGCATTGCATCAGCTCCCCTGTGGGGTAAGATTGGTTTAGCTACTCACGTTAGTGGTACTCTGCCTGTTGTAAACGGCGGTACTGGCGTAACCGCTGCTTCAACTGGTAGTGGTGGGGTTGTTCTTTCGACTTCTCCAACTTTAACAAGCCCGACTTTAACAACCCCAGTATTAGGAACTCCAGCTTCAGGTACGCTTACTAATTGTACGGGCTTACCGTTGGCTGGAGTAGGTATTGTTACTGGTACTTTTTCATGGACTTCAACAGGAACAACTCAGGTTAATGTTCCTGTAACTGGAATGACAGCTACTTCTAAAGTATTTACACAACAGTACGGAAGTACAGGAGTAGAAGCTCACGTACTTATGCCTCTAGCAGCAAGCGGTGGCTTTACCGTTACTGCTAGTGGTAGTATCTCAGCAGGTAAAACTTATAATTACTTAGCTATTCTTTAATGCCAATCTCAGCACTACCTCAAGCACCGTACAGGCAGGACCGTAGGACATTTCCTACGCCGCTTGTTACGGATGTATTGTTCAGTGAAATCCGTGACGGTAACATGCACGATTTTCCTTTATATGGCACGCCGCATCCTAATAAAGATAAATGGCCGTACCACAAGCTGATCTTCATCAAGCCCGTTGACATCGAACGCAATCAGATTTTCCAGTTCTTTTACGCTGCTGATCGTGAGAATCAAGACCTCTACAATTTTTCCTCAGGCTACCGTAACGTAATTGGTAATGTTGGTGGTCGTGAGTTTCGTGTCGTGCTACGTGAGTACGTCACGCTTAGAGATGAATTTGATCCTCTTTTTCCTGAATTTGGCACACCAATGCCCAATGTGCCTGAAGGTACGTTTGACAATATCGAGTACGTCTTCTTCGACAAGCAGCAGAAGAAGATGGATCAGGCAGAGCTTGATTCGCTTTACGTCGCTGAAGTGCGGACGTACATTGAGCGTGCCTTCTTAGACGAGAAGCTGTCCTTCTCTGCTGAGAGGCCAATTCTCACGCCAGAAAGATTCAGGGCTACGTTACCTACTGTCGTAACAGAAGAGATCGTAGAGGGCAAAGCATCTTTGCCAGTCCCTACAGGAGATCAGATTTCGATCAGCGAGGATCAGATCAATCCTGACATCAAACGGGTACGTACGGTTTCTCGCTCCACTTCAGAGGATGACGTAACACTTGTTGGAACGCGTGCCTACGTCGAGCAGACTGTTGCCTCTACGACTGAGACATATTCACAATCTGAACTAACGGCAGAAGAGGGTCTTCTTGTGGTACAGTCCCAAGTGACCCCCTTAGGCGACGGCAGCTACATTCGTGAGACCGTTACCGTAAATGAGTGGCCTGAACTTGTCGGCTCTGATTGGGATAACAACGTCAAGGCACAGGTTAGGAAGATTCAGCAGTTTGTCGATCCGCCTTCAGAAGCTGATCTATACGCGCAAGACACTTCGTTTACACCTGTAACTAAAGATAGATTCTTACGCGTCACTGAAACAGTACCTTATGAGGTAGTGGCAGGTTACTTTATGACCTACAGTTCTACCGTAGACATTAACCTACCTAATGTATTACGTAGCGTCGAAGTAATCTGGTCTGCTGATAATGCTGTAGGGACATACGAATCAAATTGGGACGGTAGTGCGATAGGCAACGATGTATCTCTAAGCGGTTCTGAGAGGGGAGAAGCTAATGGTTCTGCCTCACAGGAGCCAGAAGTACTATTAGATATTGAGTATCCGTGGGGTCAAGACTGTCCGATTAACATCCATGTCTTCTATGTGAAGCCGACAGAAAACGCGTATGTTGAGGGACAGTATACTGCTGGTTCTTTTGTAAGCTCAGATCTTGTTATTAGTAAACTAATGGAGAAGTCTCCGTATAGGAGTTCTCCTTCAGGAATGAAGCGTTGGCCTGTATTTAAACCTCAATCTCATAGAATCATAACGAACGCAAAAAGAGTAAACGTATCGGCACAGTGCAATGGATCTTTTAGTTATGCTAAGAGCGATCAGCAGGAGCATAGAGATAGCACTAGCGGCTCTGGTTTTAGCGTAGCTGTTGATACTACTATTAACGTAACCAATGTGCCCCCGACACTGCACCCACTTATAAATCTGTCTGATGCAGCAGATAGGTACGTAGTAGCTAGTGCTTCTTGTTCCGTACAACTTCCATTTGGCGGTAGTGCAAATTCAAATGCGTCCTCCCCATCAAATATATTTGCAAGTGTAAATCCTAAATCACTCTCCGCCACTTACCCACAAGACATCCCTAGATCTGGATACTACTTACTGCGGTACCAATCCGAACCGTACAAATGGGGCTGGCACAGAGTAACCGCTTCTGTGATTGATGCTAGTTTGTTTGCACGATAATACTTATGGACGAACCCTTTATTCAAAGAGGCCCGTACGACGGCAACGCTGACTCATCTAACGGCAGGCCGTTGAACGGCGAGTACTTATCCAACAACAGACTCGTCAACGGCAACTACGCGCCTAGAACCAACCGACAGGCGGCTAAGGATCTGGCTGCGGAGAACGGTGTCGATACAGCACGTAAGTCAACGGATGAGATACTTACTGACGTTGCTATTAAAAAGGGTGCTCAAAACGCGGAAGATGTTAAGCGTAGTATTGATGAGTTTGAAAAAGAGCAAACCCAAAGACGTAAAGCCCCACCGTCAAACCTAAATCCCGATAAGCCTGATAGGGAAGTAAGGAAAAAATTTCCTGTCGTCCCGCCTGCGCCGATGCCCGATAAGCCGTCTCGTGTTACAAAATTTGCGACAGAGTTTTATTGTTGGAAGGACGGTGTAGTAGGCACGATTGTTTTGACAACTGACTTTGCCTTTAAGCCTTTAGACTGATGTCCGACTTTTGCTTAATGGCTCCTAAGGGCAGTGGGTATTCAACAGCACCATTTTACAATTTTGGATATGGGGATAACACCTTTGAAGAGTATTTAGCTAGTCCAGCTATTGTTAAGATCACGCCACAAATAGCTGGTAACTGGCTATACAATGTAAAAAAGCTGTCTATTTCAAATGCACAACAGTTTCAAGGCGATCCTGAGGGGGGCATATTAGTCGCTACAGGCACGGCTACTACGTCGCTCACTCAAAAAGACGTTGGTGCTATAGAGATTCAAGGCGGCATGATACGCCCTAGAACTAGCTGTATTTACATACCTGTCGAGGACGTATATTTTGAGACTTTATTCGGGTGGTCTATAGATGTTACATACTCAAGCTTTGAAGGTTACGGTGACTTTTACTTGCGTACCCCTCTCGGCACATTTTTGGGCCTTAGCTTTTTTATGTATAACGACGAGTTCTATGCATATTTTGGTGGTGGGTTTCCTAATTCAAGAATAGAGGTATCTATGAACCAGATTACAGTACGAGTGAACAGTATATACGCAGAGGCTAACTGGGTGGGAAGCACCGAAGTATTTACGATCTTGGAGACTCAATATCCCGTCGCGTAGAAACCTTTTATTGACTTGACTTTACCCAACTAACCCAATAATCTCGCCTTATGCCTGCTCCGACAACCAAATCAAAAAAGCAAGTTGCCTATCTCCTTTCAAAAGTTTCGCCCTTGACCAGTAAGGAACAGACGAAACTTAAAGGCGAGTTGCATACGGGCAAGGTCAAAGTCGCAAAGAAATAATTGATGCCTGCTTATACCTTAAATCAACTTGCGCCGATGCTCGACAAATACGTCGAGCCTGAAGCCGATTTCAGGCTAAGCCTTAATCAGGTTTTGGCACGCATTTACAACATGGGGATCTACCGTGACCTCACCGTGCAGTACAGCCTGCCTGTTGTTGACGGTTGCATCACGCTGCCAGATGATGCTGACTCTATATTGCACACGATGGTTGACGGCTTTCCTGTCCCTGTCCGTTCGCTATGGCACGACTTCAAATCAATTGGGATTGGCAACTTATCTGTCAATCCGACGATCCAATGGGGTCTGATTGATGCTGGATATGCGCCGACGAAACAACTCTTTGATGCCGCCGTCTCTACTCTATTCATTGTATCCGCATCTGGATCAAGCGTCGTGCGTACTTTTTCCGACACTGATGGTAGCAACATTACTGTAGTAGGAAGTGATGGAGATCAGTTTTATACTGGTACTCTAGCCACGTCCCCATTCCGTATCACCTTTAGCACTCCTATTACGAGTATCGTCAGCATTCAATTTGACGCGTTTAACGGGATGTTTGATTTACGCACGACAGCCAATGACGCAGATACTACAATCGCAACCATCGGGCCTGACAGCGGAGTAACTCGCTATCGTCGTTTCCGCATCAACGGATCAGTCGATGGAAAAACGGTAGTACACGTTCTTTGCAAACGTAAATTCCAATTGCTTCAGAATGATAATGACATCGTGTACGTTGGAAACATTGGCGCGATTAAGCAAGGACTCTTAGGCAGTTTGATGGAAGACAACGCTGACATCGAACGCGCTCAGTACCACTGGAATCAGTGTATGCTCTTAATGGAAGAGGAAGCTAATTCCAGTAGGGGGGCAGCGGTTCCTCGCCTCAACATCGACCCATACGGAACAGGTATGCAGAGTCGTATGTTCCAAATCTACTAATGAAAATTGTTAAGCCTTCAGACGCGCAACGCAAAGTTGCACGCGCTGATTCAAAACAGATGGGTGTTTTGCGTAATTCTTTTTCGCGAGGCGGGGGCAACGAGATCGGTATGATGGGCGAGGTACTCGTTCAGGAACTGATTGGAGGTGATCGCGTCGGTGCGACCTGCTTTGCCTACGATCTCATTCTTCCTAATGGCGTTACCGTCGATGTCAAGACCACTAAGGCAGCAGCCGTCCCGCAAGCCCATTATGTCGCTCGTGTGTACGGTAGTGAGGATGACAAGGAAAAGCTGTGTAGCAAATGTAATGTTTACTATTTCGTTAGGTGTAACCAACAATTGACCTTAGCGACGATTGTCGGCTGGTTGCCTGCTCGTGAGTTCATTGAGCGTGCCCTCTTCCTACCAAAAGGCAACGTGGACCCGAACGATGGAAAACTTTCCTTTGCCGACGAGTTCACGTTGCCTATTTCAGAACTTCACGCGCCAACGGTTAAGGTGACGAAGAAGCGGTTGGGGATTTAGAAGTCCCCCCCTTTGTCAATATCGAAGTCTTTCGATAAGTCAATCTCCCAAACCTTACCGCCCCCATCGCCTCTGCTTCGTACAGGACGGATGGTCTTGTTGTGCTTGCTAACTTCTTCAAGCACGGTCATGCCGCGACGGACGAACTCAAGGTTATTGCTGTTGCCGACACTGCGACCGCCGTTTGCATCATGGAGCACAACGGTAAACTCAGTGAGCGTACCCCTCCACTTTGGCTTGTCGGTATGGTCACGCACCTTCTTCGCAAAGAATTCCACCATTTCAGCAATTGCTGAACGTGAGCTATTATCGTAAGCTGCCGCTTCAATAAACGAGTCGATGTAGGTCTTTACGCCAAACCGACTGGAATCCTTCACCTCTAACGGTGCTTGCCAATCCAGTAGCCACCTCAAGAAGAAGGGCAACTCAGTGGCGATGGTGTTCTCCACAAACTCGTTGGAGCCGAACTTTACCTTGTGCCCTGCATTGATACGAAGTGCGATGATCTTGTCTCGGTTGCTACTATCCAAAGATGGCAGTGCCGCAAGGGAGTTCGCATCGAGATTCAAGGACATCATCACTCTACCAGACCACGGAAGCGGGATAGCATCAGCGTACTTTGCATGATACTCAAGCCGTGGATTGGCGACGCAACGCTTCGTAAGTTCGACAAACTTGCGCTGATCGGCGTAAGTTGCAGCAGCGGTCTGGTCGTCAATAACCCATGCGGCAGATCCACAAAGGTCACGGTTGAAGTTCGTCTTGCCTGACAGGTAGTCCGAAGCGTCACTAAATCCGCCGACTGATGCACCAATAATCTTGTTTGTCAGTAGCGTCTTGCCGTGGCCCGTTGGTCCTAAGAGGATGAACAGTTGCCCTTGATCGAGTCGGTGATTCAAGATTGCCGCGTACAAGCGTTGATACCATGCGAGGAAATACGGCAGCGTTGAATTACCTTTGTCATCGTCTGCGAAGAACGGGATAACGAACTGATGAATCCACGGCCAGTTTGCAGGATCGCCGTTGTCAGCAGGCTGGATAGGCGTTGCCCTACAGTTGTTGAGAATCTTGCGACCGTTGAAGCTCACCACTCGATCCTTAGAAAACACGACAGGCGCGACTTCTTCCACACGGCAGTCGTTTGAGATGGACAAGATTGCCTGCTCAATCTCAGAGATCGGCTGGTTCTTCTTAGGTCTGGGGCTGAAGCCAACCTTACGGAGTTCCAGAATAAGCTGGTCCTTCGGGATTGCTACAGGCCCACCACCTAAGATCTTGTAGTAGCTCTTGCCGTTGAACCAATACTGGTCAATGAGATTGGACAACTTCTTCTCCTCAAACTTGTCAAGGAACTGCTTGCCTAAGATCTCACGCCATGACGCAAACCCTTTACCTGCACGATCCGAGTAGCAGATCATGCCGTCCTCCCGCACCTGACAACCGTCACGATCAATGCCGTCGTCGATCCAGAACAACGGACCCCTTGCACCGATTACAAACTCGCCCTTCCAGCGATTAGGGAAGCGACTGAGTACTTCAGCAGCAATCTCGTCGAGCGGCACGTTGGTATCCGAAGTCTTGATCGGCGTATCGTTTGCCGACTTGAGTAGGATAGTACGGGCGAAGCTAATCGGTATCTGGTCTCCGATCTTAGTCCAGTTCGTGCCTATCTCAAAGTACTGAGAAGGCTTGAGGCTGGTCTTGTCGAACCCCCCTAAGAGCATTGAGGCTTTCAGCGCATCACACAACCGCTTTAGGAAAGCAGGTGCAAGATCAGCGGCGATAGGCAACGGCGAGTCGAACTCCCATACCAATCGGATGAAGCCCGAATAAGTCTTGGATCTCCATGTTGGCATTGGGGTGCCGTCACAGCGGGTCTTCAGGATCTGATCTACGTTGTCCCAATCTACAGGAACGTCGTCGAAGTCTGCAACAAAGCCGTGTAGCTTATTAACAGGATTGTCAGTGCTAACGCGAGCAGAAGGCGCATCGCCCTCCGACATCGAATAGAAGCAATGGTCAGTAGTATCCTTCGCACACCACTCCCGATACTCCGCTTTGTTAGCGAAAGTCGGGCACTTGTAGTTGAGTACGGATAGATCGTCGGTTGATGACGTGGCGACAGCACGGTTGTTTTTGAGGTAGCGGTATTTCATTTGGAGTAGAGATCTAAGATGTGCCCTTCAGCGGCAACTGGAATATCGGGAATCCATGACGGTGCTGTGTGCATGATTCCGAGGATGTCAGCGAGTGCTTGCTCTGCGTTTTCTTCAGGAACCTCGCAGACCATTTCATCGTGTACGTGGAGGATTACAGGATAACCAGCAGCGTCAACCCGTAACATCATGTCGGAGAAAATATCTCGTGCTAATGCTTGAGACATATTTTCGGTAAGCACGCCGCCCCAGATGGCGAAGTCTCTCATCTGCCCGTTACGGACTAGCTTGCCGATATAGCGGAAGCGGTTGGTTTGCCCCAACTCTTTCATCCGCTTTAACGTGCCGTAGCGCATTGACCTGCCAGAAGGAAGCTCCAACTCAAACGGCTCACCTAAGGTATAAGCCATTGCCATATCCTGATCAAGACTACGCCAGTACTTGACGACAGACGACATCCTATCACGATAGGTCTTGACCGCTATCTCAGCTTCTGCCATCGGCATATTGCTGAATGCTGAGAACTTGTTTGGTCCCATCCCGAATCCACAGCCCAAAATTATTGACTTGACCTTCTGTCTTAGCTCCTTACTGAAGTCTCTAAGTTGTCCGTTAGCAGGATCATGCAAGCCTAACAATACACCGAATGCGTGGTAGATGTCTTCAGACTCACGGATAAGATCAAGGGCTTTTTGGTCCTTTGCCAGCCAGCAAAGCGTACGTACTTCGATCTGCGAAAGGTCAGCTACGATCAGCTTGTAGCCCTCTTTTGGCTTGATCATATGGCGGAAGTTCACGCCGAACATAGGATCACGAGGCAAATTCTGAAGGTTCAGGTTACCGCCACTACCGCTAAAGCGAGCCGTAGGGTTTGCACCGCAATACATGAGACCGCCATAGTACCTGCCGTCTGGCATTGTGCCTGCATCGAAAGCCTCTAGCTTACGAAGAAACGCGTTGATGCGGCGGTAGCTTTGCACAGCACGCGCCCAAGGACAGGCTTGCTGGTGGGCGGCGAACCACTTGTCAGCTTCATCGCTATCTTGTGCGAGTGATGCTGGCGGTTCAATCCCTTGCTTGCGGCACTGTTCGTTAAATGCTTTGCGTGATAACGGAGTATAGTCTGCGATCCACGGGATGCTTTGCTCTGCCTCAAATAGTTCTGTTTTGATTTGGCTTAGATTCTTCTGCAACAGATCAGTGTCAATTGGCAAGCCGCGCTGACCTACCTTTCGGTTCAGGTGACTGATCTTACGTTCGGTCTCAGACCATCTGTCTGACAACTCTTGCCATAATCTCAAGCAGAGTTCAGCGTCCTTAATCGCATACTCCGTGACCTCTTTCTTGAAGTCGTCGGTCATGCCATCCCACTGCTTGCCCTTCATGTTGTCACGAGTGGTCTTCGTGATCTCAGTACCGAAGACCGATGCCGTAGCGTTCTTGAGGGAACGCGGCAGACCTAAGAATGCTGTCATGTCAGCGGTGCAATGCCATTCAGCAGGACTGCACGACTTGAACCAGCCCACCTCCACACCGTATAGGTAGAGGCTTTCGTCGAACGATGCGTTGTGGGACAACACACGATTGCCCGTAAGTATCGAAAAGTCAAAATCGTCGGGATGTCCAGCGAAACGGAACCCGTCATCTCCAGCAATAGTTATCATGTAGGCATCGAACTGAGGATGAGAAAAATATCCTCTAGGGCCAAGGGTTGTGATGGAGCATTCTCCATCGTAGTAAGACTCCCAATCGAGGGCGTAAGTTTTCATTTTAGTATGTGGGCATAAAGGAACCTCACACGCTACACTCATTCAGTGTAGCGTGTGAGGTTGGTGTAGTGTTACTCAGGGTCTAGTTCAAAATCCAACTGTTCAACAATTGGGTTTGCGATGCGGATTCGATCCATCTCGTTGTCAATTGCTTGAATAACGAGTTGCAGCGAAGACTTCTGGAATTGAACTTCCTCAATCTGGTTGTTCAACCCTTTGATGTTTTCATCAATAGTCTTCAGGACTGCACGAATTGAATCGGCTTCACGCTTGAGGATCGACAGTGGATTAGGTAGAGCTTCCATTAGTTTGATCCTTTCTTTGCGCGGTTAGCAAATTCAATCGCTTCAGCAGGTACTTCGTTCTTCGTGATGGCAAGCGTTGGCACATACCAGCTATACTTGCCTTTCGACATAAGTTCAGTACCGAAGTTCCAGAAGCGGGAAGCAACTGAGATTGCGGGATTGAACGTCTGGAAGGTGAATAGACGCTTGTAGGTCAAGCGATACGCATCCTTCTGAACGGTGATACGACCAATCTGGTAGTTGGTATCTCCGATTGGGTAGGGGAATAGGCTGTCGTCGTCTCCTGTCTGTGGGATCAGGAGAATGATTTCAGCAAACTCGATTACTTCGTAGTTGCTATCAGACGCAATGTCCTTAGCTTCCGACTCTGAAGACACAATCTTTGGGATATAGTCTTCGCCGAACGGCACGTTCTCCTTCCACTTCTTAATCGCTCCTACCACAATGACTTGAGCTTTTTGTTCAGCTTCAAGCAACACGGAGTCTTGGTCAATGACCACTGCTCCGATTGGTCCCTTGATCTCCGACATCTTTTGGATGACGTTAAGTCGAGGGTAGTCGATGTCTTGCGTAGAGAACGCAAGGCTATTGTTGATTGGCGCGACCGCCAATGTTTCGGTTTCTACTACTTGCACATCAGTGCTTTCTTTTTTACTACTCATGGTTTCTGTTTTCTGGTTTACGATTGGTTGTTGCGTATGCTTACTAGCGGGGACAACCATAACTCCCGATTACCTCATTTGGAGGAAAGTGTGTATCGCGTCTTGCCTACTTCAACGATGCCAAGATCAATAGCTTCTTTTTCAAAGCTGTCAACGACAAAAGATTTTTTTCCTTTCGGAGCCTTTTCGTGCAAGACCTTAGAGAGTTGGTTAAGCGTCAAGTCGGCAGCTTCAATGACTTCAGTCAAGTCTAATCCGTGGCGTACTGCAAGCTGTGCGAGATAGTTTTTCTCTTTGGTTTTCTTGAGGGCACCCATTGACTTGAGCCGAAGTGTTTCAAACTCGATGCCATCGTGAGCCATTCCTGTAGCCTTAAACTTGATGCCTGCTGCCCAGTTCTCTACGATCTTAGCGACAATGTAGAGTTTCTCGATAGTCTCTATATCTTCAACCTCACCAGAAGCGATAGGGCCATCAGGCAAAAGATCAGGACGATAGCGACGAGCAACCTCAATGGCAACTGCACCTAATGCTGGACAGTGTTCTTCGTGCTGACAGAAGCGGCAGTTGACTGAAGGGTTAAGGTCGTCAAGATCAATTGTCTTGTTGCCCCATTTAGGACGTGTCGTTTCGGCGGCACTAACGACCTTGCTGATTCGGTCGCGTAGAGTCCCCATCTCGCTGCGCTCAAAGGTTCCGTTAATCACACCCCCATTACGGGGAACAAGGAAAGCAAAGTGGACAGTCTGGATGTCTGGGAAGGTTTGGAACACGCCAAGGGTGTACGCCATTGCTTGCCAGTTTTCACGCGGTGGGTCGATCTTGCTGATTCCTGTTTTGTAGTCGGCCACAAGAGCAACTAACCCATCCGTGGCGACGATGTCGCAAGTCCCGAAGGTCGGGGTCTTCGCATCAAGATCCAGAGTTAGCCGCATCTCACGAAGAATGGCTACTCCCTCAGTCCCGCCGTAAACGCACTGGAAGATCTCCTCCTCATCCTTGAGGAGGTGTTCGTAGATCTCTAGCTCTTCGTCACTCTGCAAAGCAGATGGGTTGCGTACTTCAAGTGCTTCATGGATACGTGTGCCCATTTCGGCAGCGGGATTACTACCTTCCTTGCCGTGGTATCCTGCACAGATGGAGTAGTATTTGAGGCTTGATGGGCCGAACTCAGCATGTGCTCGTTCGGAGTGGTCTACGGTTTCAATGTTCATGGTGTCGGTTTCAATGTTCATGGTGTCGGTTTATTGTGTAACGTATCCATTGTCAACCGTTTTTCCTCCATCTTTTTTATAATCTTCTCCTCAATTGTTTTTGAAGCAATCAGAACTCGCTGAACTACGGGGCTTTTCGCGCCTGCACGGTGTACCCGACCTAACGTCTGAATGTAATCCTTCACGTTGAACGTCGGCGAGATTAGGCTCATTCTCGGATGCCCACCTTCTGTATCATGTAGAGAAACACCGACCCCACCTGCTGCGATATTGCAGAGAATGACATTCGTTTGGTTCGTCTGGAACCGCTGCACATTATCCTCTCTCACCGTAGAGCTTTGCCCTCCGACGATAACAGACGCATGGGTGAGTGTCTCGGCGAGGGCTTTGACGGTATCGGTAAAGTTTACAAAGACCGCAACGCTGTAGCCTTCGGCACAAGCATCGGTAATCATGTCAAGAATATCAGGCACTTTGGCGGCTTCGGCAAGTTGTCTAGCACGTAGGATCTCCACAAGGATATGCGGCGATGCACCTCCGTCTTCAAGGAACTGATCCACGATTTCAGGAGTCACGCCGTGCTGCTTGTAGAAGCGAGCAATGTCCGTGAGTGAGGAGAAGGCAAGCGGTTCTGTGATGACTTGATTGTCCGTAAAGGCATTCGGCAAATCCTTAGGCGTGAGCTTGACACAATTCGTAGAGTAGAGTTCTTTGTTAAGATGTACCAATTTTGATACAGGCCCAGCCACCCAATTATTCCACGGATCTTTCTTGCACCCATATTGCATCATCCATGAGAACCAACTCTTTTTCTGTCCTTCAGGTCTATTCAGCGAGTGTAGGCCCAAGGCAAAACCCAACGACCGCATCTCTGTGGGGTCTTGACAGGCCGTAGCAGACAACAGTAGATTGCAGTAACCAGCTTGTTTTGATGCGACAAGCATCTGTGAGTTCTGACTGAATGGTGATTTGCACTTATGGCACTCGTCCCAAATAATGAGTGTGCCAGTCGGTAGGGTCCAGCGGAATAGTTTCTTTCCTGCTTTAACAAGATGCTCGTTACCTCTTTTTAATTTCTCGTAGTTTGAGATAAAGATTGGTGTGACCCCAACCTCTGCGAGTTCGCGCTCCCAATGCGGGATAACAATCTTAGGGCATATCACGGCTACTGGCCTGCCAGACTCTAACGCCACATAACTAGCAATGACCGTTTTACCAACGCCAGTATGACTTGAGTCAAGTGCCCCATTGTAAACGCGTAAGGATTCTTTTAGAGTGTCAACGGACTCTCTTTGTTTCGGGAATAGTGTTTTCATTTTTCTTTTCGTAATAGTTCTTCTTGCAGCGATCACGTTGCTGCTGCCGTTTTACAGGATCAGCGAGACGTTCTTTGGCGCACTCTGACATACAGCGTATACAACGTGTGCGGTGTGACTCGTAGAATTCGCGTACTGGCTTGTCTTGCTGGCACCGTCTGCACCACTGCAACTTAGTCTTCGCGTAGGTCATCCTGTACCTTCTTCTTGAGCCTATCAAGATCCACCCAAACTTTGTTAAGGCGTTCCACAGCCTCTTGTATTTGTCCTTCCAGCAATTCTTCGTACTGGATGTACATGTTGCGCCAACGATCCGCTTCTTCTCTCCACAAGTCGCGTTCCGCAACAATATCGGAGTGTCCTTCTTGCCAGATATGGCATGATCTAACTGCCTCATCACGTTCTGCAATAACTTCATCAATGCGCTTGAGCATCTGCCAGTATTTTTCCTCAAACGCTTGCGCTCTTTTCATCCAGTACTCTGTTTCAGTTCTCATCGTATTGGGTTTTGTAGGTTTCGTCGATTTCAGCAAGTGCTGAAACAACGCATTTTTCTGAAAACGTAATGTTCCGCGCTATGTAAATCTTCGCGCAGATCTTCCCTGCTTCGACGTATTTCTCGGCTAGTCGTTTTTGAAATAGCAGTTCGCTGGATAGTTCCTCAATCCGATCCGCTGCTTCTGCAATGTGTAGTTCGCCAATAATTGTTTCAGTGCTTCTTCTCATTCTTCCTCCTCCCATTTTCCAAGTGTCTTCAAGAACGCCTCTGCTCGTTGGCGAGCGGTTGCAATCATTGGAGCAAAGACAGGTTGCTCTGATTGCCATGCTATAGATGTGAGCATTCGTGCATATTCTGCTGCTTTGATAGGGTTTAAGTTCTTCTCAGCATCGTGCATTGCGTTAAGGCATCCTGCACAGTTTGGGACTCTGTGTCCAATAAAATTTACCGCGACCTTAGTGCCATTGGGATCTTCCCAGTATGGCTCGTAGTCTGGATCATTATCCACAAATCTCCATCCGCGCAGCATTGCGATTGCTTTGTTGATTTGTTCGTTAGTCATATTTGTAGTAAATTAGCATCATTGCAATTACCATAATTGCGGCGATTGTGAGTTGGATTGTTTCATTCATTTTGGTTGGGTGGTTGGTTAGATTTATTGCAATAATTTTCTAATAGCCACACCACTAAATCAGCATGATCAGGCCATGTGAGTTTTTTGCCTGTGGCATCCTGCCAGCGTTTTATCGCTCGCTGATCCGCCTTCCATCGAAGATCAAACGTAAGCTGAAGCCCCTCATTTGTTCTGCGCAGTTCATCGCGTTCGGCAATGGCGGCATCAAGATCCTTTTGCAGCTTCTTCGCATAATCCCAAATGGTTCCGTTTGGGTCCATCATCTCGCAGCCTAAGTCTTTGTTTTGCTGGATGAATTTAGCTTTCCACACATCCAGTTCAGCAATAGCGGTATCGCGTTCGCGTTCTAGTTTGCGAGCGCATGAGGATGGAACTACTTCCAGTCCGCCGACTCCCCACCCGCACCATGAGTCTGTTTCTGGTGTGTCAGTCATTTTGCTTGGTTGGTTGGTTATCCTGTGCAGTTAGGTACTGAATAACGCGACGTATCCCCGACACATTTCCATTAAACGGAAATCCGATGCACACGCCGCGACTCAAATCGTCCCCTTGGGTGATATAGATCTCATTGTCATGTGCAGTGTAGTGCAGTCCACCATCGTGTTTTTCGAGTGCGTTAGCAATATCTTTCAGCATTTCTAGTATTTTTTGTTCTTTAGTCATCTTGGTTGGTTAGCTTTACTGCCGCCAACGCTGCGTCAGCTCTGGCGATGTTGTTCTCAATATCTTTATAGCGTTTGCCATAATCACATCGCGGTTCGTTTTTCCACCAAGAGCGTTCCTCCAATAGCTCGATGGAATCTTCTCTGCATTCTTCTAATGCTTTAGCCAGCCTGTCCCGCTGCTGCCTCGCCTCATTTCGCTCATTAAGTGCGCGGATGGAGTCAGTATCTGCTTGCCGCCAGTCGCTCAGTGCGTTGTCGCGTTCGCATTCCAGCTTGCGAGCTAAACCAGATCGAACTACCATATCGTTTGGAGTGATCCCCCATTCTGCTGCATCTGTTTCTGGTGTCTCAGTCATTTTGGTTGAAATGGAATTGGAAGAGAAGTAATCTCAAATAGCAGCCCATAGTGCGAATGATCTTTGAATAGTTCTGGTCGATCTGTTGCCCACAGCCCAATCGTTGTAGACTCATGGTGCTCCAGTTGTTTTAGCCGTTTAGTTGCGGCAACTGCTTCAAGATTCGTGTGTGGAATGTCTTGAAGCTCGCATACCATGACGCACAGCGCGGCTGACATGTCGGGATTTTTGTAAACCTCAGAGACGAGATGATAATAGATCGCAAGATGATGCGATAAATCGTATTGCATTGTCGCATTGGGGTATTGGAGTTCCACCGTTTTAGTGGAATCGTTGATAGTAATTGAACGTCCTTTTATCATATTTTTAATTTTCTTGGTGTTTCAGTAATTTTGGTTGGGTGGTAATAGGGTCATCAAAGACTCAAATGCCTGTTGGGTATGATAGCGGCCTTTAGTATCGCGCAGATTTATGATCGCTTGGAATAACACGTCGCGCTCGGCAATGGCAGCGTTGCGTTCATGGATCAACTTTAGCGACCACTTGCAGGGTGCTTGACCGTTCTGGCACAGGTCGACTTCGTTAAACCGAGACCGCGCCTCATCGCGTTCGCTTTCTAGCTTCTTTGCGTGATCTAGCATCTTGCTGAAGTCATCTCCATCGCGATAGGGAGTATCCCATATTTCATCCCTGAGAGCATCTGTTTCTGGTGTGTCAGTCATTCCAGCACCTCCTGCACTGTGATGCGTTCCCAATTTGAATCGCTTCGATTTTGATGGCAAATTTGATGGGTATGTTTGTTGATGTATATTACAAACGTGCGCGGTTCTGGCTTGATTCGGTAATGTTTTAGCTCATCCCAAAAAGATATATCTTCTTCAACATCGTCCCACCTTCCATCATAAGGACTGTGTTGGATTGTTTTCCCATCTGCCAATGCCTGCACAAGTGGCAGGTATAAGTATGCGTTTTCTTTGTTCATGCGTCTACAAGTTCGATTTTTGCGGTGATTTTTGGTAAGACTGATCGTAGTACCTCAACGATGAGCAATGGAGCGCACCAATCGGTTTGGGTATCAGTTTTAAGGCAGGTGCAACTTTCATGCCACACGTCACGGATGTCATTCAGAGCGGCTGTCTCTGCTGCTTTTTTTGATGGGTATGGGCCGATAGCTTCACGAGTATTTGTTGTACCATGGCTGGGATCGGTATCAATTATCCAGTATTCTTTTTTCATAATTCTTGGTAAGCTATTTCCTCAATTTCCATTAGTTTTGTGACGATTTTATGGGCAACATCCAATGTCATAAGTGAGTTTTTTCCCTCTGGAAAATCTACCCCATTGAGTTTCATGATCCAAAGTGACGAGTTAGGCTCCTCAGTGCTTTCGGTCTGGTCATCCCAGAGTGTTAATGTTATTTTCATGCTTGTGTTTCGGTTTTAGTAGAGTGGCGGCCCGTTGACTTTCTGCTAGTTTGGAGGAGCATGGAACCTTTACATTGTGGGACGGGCCACGCCCACAACAGCACCAACGGAATCAGTCATAGTTCTTTTGCCAGCATAGCGCAAGAAAAATTTCAAATTATTTTCTTATTGGCAGCTTTCGCAGTCAGGATCAGTAAGCGCACAGGCTTCGCCCAACGGCTCATCCAGATCATCGTCAACGGACTCAACATGGATAAGCGTTGCGCCTTCGTTGCTTACAATCCGTTTAATGCGGCGGTTCGGCAAATCATTATGGTACTTCTGTGCAATGGAGCCGACACCGATAAATGGTCCTCCTGCTGGATCAATGTAGCTCAAGCCCTGTTTGCCTGTTGGGTCGTCGGCAAATCCGCCACAACGAACAACATCTCCATAGCCTTCAAATTTTAGCTGGAACAGTGAATCCGAAAGCGGGATCGCTGTACAGGTGTGCGTGCCGTAATGGCCTTTAATCTTAATGGGATCTGGTATTCTCATTGGTCAGTAAAATTAGTGGTTTTAGTGTGCAGTAAAATCAATAGGGATCTTGCCATTGAATTTCGCAGTCTTCGCAGATTAAGCCAAACATGAAGTGGTAAACTTTGATCCTGCCGCAAGTGCAGAGATCAGGCTCGTTCGCTTCCACTTTGCGGCGGTACTTTGCCTCACCAGTATTGCGAATCGACATATGCCCAACATGTGTAAAGAACCATTCATCTACTGGTTCCGCATAGAACTGATCGCCTTCTTGTACAATCTCTCCTACCTCAAGAAGCCTGTACTCTGTATGCTGAATCGGCATAGGCTTATCCATTTTACTCGCAGCCGTATTGGGCGGCGTAATGTTCCGATCATCCTGCAACGTGCCGCAGAAACCTGCATCAAGTAAGATGTTACAGCTACAGGCAACGTGTGCCAGATGGCTGATGCCAGATTCAGGATCGACTGTTTCGCCGTCACGCCATGCGTTAAGGTGTCGCAAGATAGCGTTGACGTAGGTGCTGGCACATACTCCAGTTTTACGCCAGTTGAAAGGACCGTATTTTTCTGCGCCTAACTTATGTACCCACGCGGTTTGCTCCATTGCGTAGGAGGGGATTAAGCCTAATGGCGTTTTAAGTGCGCCTGCTGCGCCTTTGGGGTCGTTGTATTGTGTGTTCATAAAGTAGATGTGAATTCTGCTGGAGCATATCGTGTCCAAAAAGCATCTTCGGATTCTAGCTTTGCTTCAAGCACGGCTTCAAGCCTTTTGATCCGTTTGATTGCATGATCATAATCGGTCTTTGCTACAAATAGTCTATATCTTGATGCGCTAACTGATGACTCTGTTTGAATAATAACTTGTGGATCTTAACTTTCTTCATACCTTATTGTATTGTGTGTTCATTGTTTGCCTTTCGGTTTATCGTCATCTTTAATAGTCATCTTAAATCCAGTAGCGGCAGCTTTGTGGTACACTACAATGCCTTCTGGATTCATGTATTCTGGTGCAGCTACGCTGCCCAAATCCGCAAGTCGGTTTAATTCACTTCTTGCGGCAAGAGTGCTGAATAATCCATCATACAGTACAGGAACCACCTTGCAGCAAACAGGCGCGTGTTCGGTGAATTTTGGTTCTGCCTTTGGATTGTCCTGCTCGATTGCATACGTTGGCTGGTCATGCTCAACCCAACGGGCCGCATTGAAAAGGCTGAAGAATCGCTCGCCGTTCTTAAAGCCGTAGCCGCGCTGGATACCGCTGCCCCACCACTCGCCAAAGTGATGGCCTTCGCCTAATCCGCGCAAAGCAATTTGATTTTCTTTCACCCATTGAGCAAATCCAAAATTATCGTTTTGGGGGTTAATCCAGCGGGTGCGACTTCCTGCATACATTGCTATAGCTCTGTGGTCTTTATCGCTAACCCACGCATCAATAATGTTTCTGTTGTCCTGTTCGTCTAAGTGACAAATATAGATACTGGCGTTCGTGCCGTCGATTTTTTCAGTAATCAGGCAATCGCGGCGGAGGCGAGCCATTTTCGGGAATGGTTTGAATTCTAGTGTGTTCATATTTTTGGTGGGTAGTTATCGTCATCGTTTCCTCCAACTGCTGCGTGCCACAGAGTAGCAGTAACTAAGGCAATGAAGATCCAGATTAGGCCAAAGGTTATTACTTCTTTCATTGTAGTCAGCGTTATTGAAGCGGCAAAGATCCCTATTAGGAAGAATGTTGCTGCTTCTTTCATTTTGTTTTCCTTAGTAGTCTAGCCGTTTTCTCAGCAATGCTTTTTGGCTGCGCTACGAACTGCTTGCCTTTGGCGTTACCTTCAGCTTTTGCTTTGTTGGTAGCCGCTTTCTCTGACGCGCTTAACTTATCCCATGCTTTATCAGGTAAGTACCGCTTCTTGCCTCCACTCGGCTTGCCGTCAGAGGTACGCCATTTCTGGTCGCCCCAATCTTTAAGTGATTTCTGTGGGTCTTTCACTTATAACCTCCTCCCTTTTTCTTGTACTCTGTTGCGAGTAGCTGTGCCTTACGGGCGGACCACTCGTTAGGGTCGCCGCCTTTTGTTCCTGCTTTGATTTTCTCAAAGAGGGCTTTACGCATAGTGGGCTTAGTGTAATTGCCAGCAGCGTTTACTGTCGATTTGGTTTTCTTTTCCATAGTGTTTTTAGGTGAGAAGGTCAGCGTGTGCGGTTAGCGACGCACGTTTCCCTGTTTATCGGTCAGGGCGACTTCGGTCGAGTCGAACGCTGTTTTGTTATTTAAGGATAAAATTTAAACTCTGTAATAGGTTCACCCAATTCAATACCCCTAAAAGAATCGTGTTTTGGTAAAACCCCCATAAAAGGGTTCTTCCAATTATCTGAAAGTTTGGCTTTTGATAGATCAAACCCTAAAGAGTCTTCAATAGCTTGTTTCCATTCGGGGCTAGTGAGTACTTCGTCTATGTTCATGGCTTTCCTGTATAAAACGGATGTTCCTTAATCCGCGCTTGCAGCTCTTCAGCAAGCGCAGAGTCTTTGTTGTTCACCGCTTCATGGAACTTTGCTAAAAGCAAAGGCCACGATTCAGGTTTCTTGATGCTGTCGTATGCGGCACGGAATGCTTTGCCCTTTACGGCGCGTGGCAAATCCCCTTTTCCTGCTCCAGTTCCAAATGACATTGTGTGGTGTGTTTTGTTTCGCACCACCAACTACCAGACAAGCCTCAGACCGTCAATACTTTTTTTCAGAAAAATAATTCGTCCTCTAAGAGGGCGATCAATTCATTGAAAGTTTCAGCGGATTCAATGATCGCGTCACTCTCAAGATCGAACTCTTGCTGCACCATTCGACAGAACTGATCAAACTCTTCAGGCTCAAAGAACGCCTCAAATTCCTCACGGTAAGGGAACGTGATTGGATGGCGGAAGATGTCCTCCAGCATTGCTGAGAGAGCTTCAATGATATAGAGTCGGTTCATTGTCTATGGTGTAGATAGTATCGGGCTATTAACGCAGAGTCAACTATTCCATCATGGGGCACTTTGCTCCTGCTTGTAGCAAGCCAGTTCTCGTCAGGCCAGTACTGTTGTGCCTTAGCAAGCGCAACAACTTTGGTCTGCCCCTTTGCAAGACGCTTGCCTAACTCGACATCCTGCCATTCCTTAACCTGTATCCTGTACGTTGAATACAGGACCGTCTCGCAGAGACCGATGATCTTGCCAAATGAGATGCTCATGGATCTCATGGCTTGTGAGGACTTCGCGTGCCTCAGTGGTTCTTCAATCGCGATGGCAGTGCTCAACGGCGAGAACTGATCAAGCCAGTACAGAACGCCTTTGACGTAGACTTCAGGCTTGTCACCTACTTTCTGAGTGGGCATTGGAGTGAAGTCAATGACAGATCCGTCGAAGCTACTGATAGCGCACAAGCCACCGCTCACGCCGTTGTCAATACCTACGATGACCTGCACGTCGTTCACTCGATTTCTTCCGCTTCGACAACTACGCTCGACCCACCGTTTGCAGCTTTGGCATTGTTGAGTATTGAAATATCAATCGAGAGACCGCCGCTGCTACCGCTGCCACCTTTGGGGTTCAAGCCTAAGTTACGGCGGATAAGCTGGTCTAGCTCCGACAACTCACGCACAGTCCTCGGACCTCTGACGTTCATCAGGTTGTCGCGTAGCATCTTGATTGCAGATGCGGCGACGTAGGCTTGGTACTTATCGGAAGGGCTTGCCTGATTCTCGGCAACTTCTAAGAGGGTTTGCTGCTCTTCGTCGCGTGCGTTGAGTCTTGAATCCGTTACGACGCTAGCGGCGACGTCTTCCAGATTCTTCTCAAAGGGTTCCCTTTCAGGTTCGTCGGTGGGTGCAGAAACATTGGCGAGCCAACGGCATATGGTGTCAAAGCTAACGCCCAACTCTTCGGCAATGCGGACCTTCTTCCAGCCCTCGGCAAATAGCTGCTTGGCACGAACTACCTTATCTGCTCTTGCCTGACGCTTCTCAGCTTCGACTTGAGCTTTGGTCTGTTTTGGTTTCTTGCTTCCGATCTTTCGCACAACGAGTCGAGATAAACGCAAAAACAATTACTTGTCAAACCTTTTTTATTTTGGTAGGGTCAATCGTATGGGCAGGCCCAAGAAACAGAATCCAGATAAGATTACTAATTCAGTACTGGAGCCGAGGATTGATTCCGTAAGCAAGAAGATGGATGTCGGTGGGTACCTGATCCCCATCACCAGTACGCTTACCGCTTTGCTGTGGGGCTTTGCGAACCATCCGTCACCGAAGGCTCGTGAGTTCTACTTCTGGCGCGTTGCGGACCTATTGTGGAACAAGGACGACCTGCCTGAACACATGTTTGTCCGTCATCCGTGGGCAGACAAGATCGTTCACGAGTGCATCAACAACAAGTATCTTGCAATTGGTGGGGCTGCATCGTCAGGCAAATCACATACCCTTGCAGGTTATGGCATCATCAGTTGGCTTGCCGCTCCGAGGGACACGCTCGTCTTGATGACCTCAACCACTTTGCGTGAGGCTCGTAAGCGGGTGTGGGGTTCCGTGATCTCTTTGTTGTCCGTCATTGACGGAGCACCGATAAACATTCGGGACTCGATTGGCTCTGCAAACTACGTCGATGAGAACGGGCAGACCTTTGATAGGGCTGGCTTGTCGTTGATTGCTGCCGAAAAAAGCAGGACGCGTGAGGCTATCGGCAAGTTCATCGGTCTTAAACAGAAACACGTCATCTTGATTGGTGACGAGTTGGGCGAACTCTCGCCAGCCATTAAGCAAGCGGCACTCGCCAACTTGAGTAAGAATCCGAGATTTGAGTTTAAGGGCGCGAGTAACCCCTCAAGTCGCTTCGATGCATTCGGTGACTGGTCTACGCCAAAAGACGGATGGGAGTCGGTCACGCCCGAAGTGGATGACGAGTGGGTCACAAAGTGGGGTGGCAAATACATCCGACTCGACGGCGAACGTAGCCCTAACGTGCTTGCAGGACAGACTCTGTACCCATTCTTACCTACGACCGAAAAGATTGAGGAGGATAAAGCCCTCTTAGGAGAGACGAGTAGGGCGTACTATCGAATGGTTCGTGCCGTCTTCTTTGACTCAGACGAGAACGAAGGCATCTACGGCGAAGCGGAAATGATCAAGTCAGGCGCAACGAAGTCATGGGACTTCAGTGGTCCGACGACGCTGATTGCAGGAGTCGATCCAGCCTTTACAAATGGCGGGGACAGGACGGTCATGTACACGGCAAGGGTTGGTACGTTCACTAATGGGCAATACGGCTTAAAGTTTGAGGACTTCATCACACTAAACGACGACACAACAAATAAGGCTGTGCCGAGGACATATCAGATCGTGCATCAGATTCGGGATCACTGCCTCAAGTTTGGCATTAAGCCTGAAAACGTAGCGATTGACTCTACAGGAGCAGGCTCGCCGTTTTGTGACGTGCTTGCAGGCGAGTGGTCAGATCAGTTCTTGCGCGTGCAGTTCGGTGGCAAAGCATCGGAGCGTAGGGTAAGCATGAACAGTCAGCTTACTGGCGAGGAGTTGTACACCAATCGAGTCTCAGAGCTTTGGTTCGTCGGCAAGGAGTTTATGCGGACGCAACAGATCTGTGGCATTAACGCCGATCTTGCAAAGGAAATGTGTACGAGACGCTACGATATGGTCAAGTCTGGCACGTTGAAGGTGAAGGTCGAGACCAAAGCAGAACTCAAGCAGCGTTCAGGCCAGTCGCCTGACATCGCGGACGCAGCGTTTATTGCACTCGATCTGGCAAGACAGAGGCACGGACTGGTCGCGGTTGACGCGCCGAAGAACAAGGAGCACACAATGTTTGGCGCAAGACAGCCACGCACGCTGAGAGATCTTGATGTCGTAAGCAGGTCAAAACACTCTCATGCGATCTACGATTGAGGTCTTAGAATGGGCTTTTCTACACGGCAGGAAAATCTGAAGAGTTTCCCAAACTACTGTAATTCATAATAATTCAGTAATTCAGAAGAAATTAAAAGAACTGAATTAGTGAGTTAATATGAATTACCTAAAGGAGAGAGTATTTATAGGTATCCTGTAGCGGAAATTTTCAGAGCTTGCCTGAGACCTTATCCCAAGCAGGCCAGAAGATCTCGTCGAGAGCGCGAACGATAGGCTCTTGCTCATATCTTTCGCTCCAGCTTACGCCTGAGATGCACAGCGATGCCTCAACCATTTCGTGCCGTAGGGTTTCGCGCAAGAGCTTCTTGTCCTTAACCGTATCCTTATCCAGTTCGATGATCTTCTTATCAGGAAGGTATTGCCCGTACGGATCGCCGCTAAGGTCCTTGACCTTAATCGGAATCCTGTACCCTGCAATTTGAACGCTCTTCGGAACCACTGATGAAGCGTACAGGATTCAGGATACAAGGTACAGGGTAAAATAATTACTTGCAATTTTGATTTGACTGGTGCATGATTCCGTGAGTGCCTACTCAATTCAAAAGAACCCCAGATGGTAAGATCAAATACCACGGCGAGATTTTTGCTGGCTTCAACAAGCCGAAGAAGGCACCTGCTGGAGACCCTAAGAAGTACGTGGTGCTCGCTAAGGATGGCTCTAAGGTCGCCAAAGTTAAGTTTGGGCAAAGGGGCTACCAAGACTTCTTGCAGCACCATGACAGCAAACGTCGCGCTAATTTCAAGTCTCGCATGAACTGTTCATCTGAGAAGGACAAAACAACCCCTAAGTGGTGGGCTTGCCACTACAACTGGTAACACTAATAATTGATTATGGCTATGCAACAACCCTCGTTTTTCAATAATGCTAAACCTACGTATAGCAATAATGGAATGTCTTTATACGGTGGGTTTGATTCTAAGAAAAAATTAGAAGAGGCACAGTATCAATCAGGCATCCGTCTGCAACCAATGCAAGAGAAAGCGGATTACGGCGGGTTGCGTAATAAGTCTTTCGGTCAAGATGATGCCTATGCTAGCGGTATTGAAAAATCTGCAATGGATCAGATCCGCAGAAACCGCCTTTCTACTGAGGTAGATAGGAAATTAAAAATGGCTGATGCTGGTACTCTGTTTAACCCGAAACAAAAAGGCGGTGCTGGATATATGAAAGGAATGTACGAAACTCCTGAGCAACAACAAGATCACATTAGTTACCTTCGGCAACTCCAAGCAATGAACAAAGCAGCATCTGCTGCAAACCCTTACCAGTACCAAGCACCTGCACCCAATATCCCCTTTGATAACGGCACCAAAAAAGGGTACTACAAATAATCTAAACTACTATGGCTAAAACAATTACTAGACGCGCAGAAGCAGAACCTAAGGACCGCATTGTTTATGCTGATTCTAACGCTGCTACCGACGAAGAGAAAGCTATCCTCGGCACTAACTTGCCTAGTGCAGAAGCCTTAAAAACATTTAGGGAAGGTCGTTTGGCTGCTGAAAAAGAAAAGCAGTTGCGGGATGCAGGCGAGTCGATTACGAAGACGGGCATGAACCTTTTAGGACAACCTGAAAGCACAACAGGTATGTCTGAAAAAGATAAGTTCTTTTCAGAAGGTCGCGCCGTTGATCGAGCGCAGTTGGGTAGATTCAAAAGCTTCGGTGACAAAAGCGGTTTTGAAACGCAGAATGCTTTGCGTAAGCTAAGAGGCGAGAAGGAACTCTACTCTAATCCTGAACAGTTCTACGGCGATGTTAATAAGTCGATGGCTGTCGGTGCTACGAGTGCACTCAATACGCCAGAAGGTCGCAAGCGTGCTACGGCAGCAGGAGTCCAGTCAGGTCTGTCCTTTGCCGATGCCGATCAAGCTGTGCAGAATGCCTTTAAGAATCTTCAGGCTGTCAGTAAACGTGAAGGCGCGATTGCTAAAGCGGCTGCTGCTGCTGCCGCCCCAACGGCTGCTGGCAGTGCTACGACTACACCTACCCCAAAGAGGGCTGTAGGAGCTTCACCATCTGACGTTACAGAAATTGAAGCAACGCAACCCGAAGCATCACTTATTAGTGAGGGGTACTCTATTGCTAGACCTGCTGTTGTAGGTGCGGCATTAGCTAAACTCGGCACTGGCATGGTAGGTCGTACAGCTTTAGGTGCAAAAGCAGCAGATGCACTTAACATTACTAAAGGAATGGACGCTGCTGGAGCAGCAAGAAATTCTGCGGCGTTAGCTAAAGATCTAGCGGATGTTCAAAGAAAAGAAGAGCTTTTACGTAAGCTAGCCAAAGGGGGGAGGGTTTCGGTAGCGGCGGCAGAGAACGCTATGGCCGCAACTTCGGCTGCATCTAAAGCTGCGGCAGAGGCATCACGACTTGCTAAAGTTGCAAAGATCGTTGAGCCTTTTGCTGGTGTTGCTTCTGTAGCAAGCAAAACAGGTAAGGTCTTAGGTAAAGCAGCAGTACCGCTTGCTGTCGCATCTGAGCTAGTTGACGTAGGCAGGTTTGCTCTCTCGCCAGAACAACGTGAAGCGATGACTAATGAAGTACGTGATGCTGCTGATAAAGGTATGCTATACAGCGGAGCAGCAGGCGCACTAAGTCCTATGAAAACTATCTTAGGAACAGGCAAGATTATTGGCGAAACACTCCAACAAGACACAGCCACTAAAGCTGCGGAAGCAGGGTTAAATACAATGCAACGCAAGGAGGAAGCTATCTTGAATGCGCGTAGGCAGCAGTACTCGGACGAAGAGTACAAAGCTTTGTCTAATGCTGAACGGTCAAAGTACATGACAGGTCTCCGTAAGAAGTTCAAAGTAATTGAATAATATGCCAAGCTATCGAAGTGCTACAGAAGAACAACCAATGACTTACGAGGGGGACATTCAACCCCTTGTGAGTAATTACTTTAACGCTATGTCGAATAGCGGTTTAAGTGGTGGTGCTCAGATTCGTGCAGTTGAGGCAGAGCGTAATCGGCTTCAGGTAAGTGCCGCTCGTGATCTTGAACTCAAGCAAAGAGCACAGCAATTTGAAGTTACCCGTTTGCAGCTTGAGGACGCACGCAGGAAATCTGCTTCTGCTTTAGGTATGAATGAAGCTGTTGACACTTTGGGACAGCAACTCACTATGGCCCTTAAAGCCCCTGAGGAGCAGCGTAAACCTCTTGTAGCTCAGATTGGAATCAACTTAGCTCCGCTTATCGTTAACAACGAAACAGCAAAGTTTAGATACAACGCGGCACTAAGTGCCACTACAGGTACATCGCGTGCCACCTCAGATGACAAAGCCGTTACCAGCATGATGAGCGGTCTCGACTCAGTTAAGATGGGCGAAGACATTGCAAAGCGGCCTATCAATGAGTTCAAAGATCCCGTCAGTGCTGGTAAGGTAACTGACATCATCGACATTTTTGGAACACCTGAAGAACAACAAGCTGCCGCTGAAGCATCCCCTATTGATAAGTTCGGCATTGCACGCACTATCCGTAGCAAGTACATGAAATCTAAAGTCCAAGGGGTAACACCACAAGCTCAAGCAGGACCAAAATCTCTTTTCGCAAAACAACCGACTCTCTCACCATAACACCAACACACAACTAAATTCCCACCATGCTGGAAATTAAATCATACGACGACTGGACAAACACCGAAGACCAACTTCAACCTGATCCAGTCGATAACCTGAAGAACTACGCAAACTATGTTCGATCAGGGTACTACAAAGCAGGAATGCTTAATGAGGATAACGAAAGAGAGATTATCTCAGGCGTTCAAGAGCGCGCTATTAGTGATGGGCTTATTTCTCCAGACGCTCCAGAGGATGAGCAAAATAGTTTTCTCGGCAGTCTTGTTGGCCCCACACAGAATAGCGATACCAATGCACGATTTGTATTGGACCATCTTCGCACTGGAAGTGAGAGCGGGATTGACCCAAATGATGCTAAGGTAGCTACCCTTAATAAGTATCTTGCACTCAAACCGAATGCTCCTGAGCAAGTTGCCGACCTTCAGCCTTTGGTTGATGAGATGCTCGCAGACAAGTCGCTCGTCAAACGTGCGAAGATGTCCGCTGTAGATCGCGGTGAGTATAGCGTTGCAGCAATTGATGAGGACGATGGCAGTCGTTCGTTGTATACTGGCCCTACGGCAAAGCCCGATAGCGTCAAGGGCGAAGTAGATTCGTTGCTTGCTTCAGGCGCAATCTCTACGTCTGATCTATACCGTATTGACCAATCGGTAAAACCAATTAACGGTGGTCTCAGTAATACTTCGGAGAGTTTCAGGTTTGATATGTTCCGCCGTACTGTTGGCGAACTTGCCAAGAACGATAAAGACCTCGGCGATCTCATCCAATCATCCGCTAGCGCAAAGCGTGAGGCTAAAACGGCAGAGCAACGCACTACTGGAGAAGCAATCTTTGAGGGAGCTAAGACAGTAGTTTCGTACCCATTCATTAAGTTTGGTGAAGCCGTAGTAGACACAGGAAACTTCTTGATGGGTAAAGAAACCAAAGAGCCTGCTTACGCACCTGACACAAAGGTCTCAGATATTCTTGCAGGTAACGATGAGATTCGCAAGAAGTTCTCCGCTGAAGAGATCGAGAAGTTTAGTAATGACTTAACGACAACGGCAGCAGGTGCAGTGTATCGTGCTGACCGACCTGAGACAGGTATCGCAACAGACTCAATGGGCAATACTCTTATTGCCCCACAACTACTTGCAAATAAACAAGCGTTTGAGGCTGCCGTCACCGCAGCCCCACTAAATAAAGAGCAGCAGAAACAGGCTCGTTTTGAACGCGGTGTGTTGCTGGAGCAGAACGCTCCTGATCTCAAACGTGTTATCCTTGAGGAAGAACCTGAAGCTGTAGGTGCTTACGCTAAGGCTAAGGCTGATGGACTTACCGACGCACAGTTCGTCGAGCAGTGGGTAGGTAACTCAAAAAACTACGATGGATTCAATACTCGTTTAGAGCAGTTTGGAAAAAGCGCATGGAAGAATGTTGTTGAATTCCCTGTAGGTATTGCGGCCCTTAGCGGCAACGAACAAGCTGCAAAGTACATGAGTGATATGGCTAAAGACCAATCACGCCGTGAAGAATACGCAAAGCTATTTGGTGACCAGTTTGGTTTAGGATTCCAGATTATCAATACCATACCTCAAGTGGCAACCGACATCGCGCTTACCATTGGTACAGGCGGTGT